ATCTTATATAATCTCCCACATCAAGAATTTGTGTAAAATCTTGAGAGTAATCCGTAATTATTTTTGTGCCTTTGAATAGATTTATACTTGGCAGATCACTTTCCGGACTTGGAATAATTGAATAATCATTGTTATTTTCAGGATCATTGTAGAAGCTGTAAATATCTGCTGTTGGTTTACCTCTGTATCCACCACCTCCACCTGTGGTACCATCCAATGACACAAGAGAAATTGGATATACATTTAATGATTCAAATGTGGAAATGGAACTAATTGTATTGGAATAAATTACATTAATATTTGAATGATATCCATCAAAATCACTAACAGTTAGTGATGATACATTCATAACACGAAAAGTTGACATATCCAATAATGATATGTTTGCTTTTGCTTCTTGACCTAATGGAGCATTTTCAAAACCACCGTAAAAATCAATTAACGAAGAATTTAAGTTGATCGTAGGATCTCTAAAACCAAAACCACTATTGATCACAATAATATCAGTAAGTCCACCTTTTGTAGTGTCACCAACATAAGCTAAAGCGCCAATAGGATTATCGGATGTTGGATTCAAACCACCAACAATAGTTACTGGATCTCCAGCGTAACCCAAATCGGCATCATATCCATTGTAATACGATCCTCTATTTTTAGGATCAATTTTAATTTCAGATAAAGAACCGATCAATCGCCCAGAAACATTAACATCAAGTCCAGTATCTGCATCAGTATATGTTGCTGTAATAATTTCGCCTGTAGTGAACAATCTTTGGATGTTGGAAATGAAAAGTTCTGTGTAACTAATACCCAACTGTCTATCCACTGAACGAACAACTTTTTCAACTATTGCAGTGGATTTAGTTGTTTGTCCAATAATCATACACTTTTCAATATTGAAAATGTTATTATCATTAGTATCAATACGTAATGCTAATGGCAATACCCATTTACCATCCGATGCTTTTAAAATATCATCTTTTGGATAATATATTTCAATATTTTCGTTGAACAACGCTCTGAACAAAAATTTAACTGCGTCTTGTGTACCGTTCGCACGATAGAACTGTGCAACAAGTTTCAAGAATAATTTTTTATCAGCTACAATTTCTTTTGGGAAATATGGAGCTAAATCATTTTTCAATTTGTCTATGTAAAAATCATCAGCGGTATCCAAATCAATAGAATTTCTTAGAGCATCAATTTCATATGAAACTTGATTATTTGTTTCCAACCATTCATAATATTTCTCTAAGAAAGTTATGAACGTAGGATAATCATCCCTAACGAAATTAGGTAGCTGATTCTTTACAAGTGAGGATGTAAGAAGTTTTTCCATTAAATTATATGTGTCTTAATACTGATACTTGTTGGATCGGCGGCATCAAAAACCAGCATCTTATTCAATTTTGATTGGATAACATTTATAGTTGGTATCATGTGAACTGTGATATCACCAAAGTCATTATTAATTGCACTTGGAGCAAAATCATTGATGTATATTTTGCCTAATGTATAATCAATTATTCCACATACACCGGCATTTTTATTTTTGTTGACGATAAATTTTGTACTTTGACTACTAATTTCATCCGTCTTATAGTATGCAATTCTGATTTGTCCATAACGACCTTCAAGAACTGCATCACCTTCTGCTAGTAAACCACCTCCACCTACAATACGAATTGCGGCTGCGGTATATCCAATACCTGGCGTCAATACTTCAATACTGGAAAGTTTGCCATTCACAATATTTGCAACTGCGGTAGCACCTGTACCATCACCAACAATCTCAATTGCTGGTGTGGATGTGTAATTATATCCACGATTTACTACTGTAATGGATTGAATACCAGAAAATGATGATGGAATTTCTTCAAAGAAACATTGTCTTGAAATTCCAGTTTCATCATTAATAGTAAAGTCTGGTGTTGAATAGAAGTTATCGTTTGTTGTGCCCTTACTCAAGGGAAATCCATAATCTAGAACATAACTATCGGAAGTATTCAAGACAGGTCTAAACTTTTTGCCCACAAACAAATTGATTTCGTTTGAAATGATTGCTTTGTTTGATGCATCAATTGCAGATTCTAATCCAGAGTATTTAAAATATGTATTAAATTTGTTCAAGTTAGTGCTACAATAATTACTAATTAGTGTTGTAAGTGCAGTTTTCAGCTCGGTATCTGTTTGATTTGTTTTACTCTTGTCATAAAAAACATCCGATCTAACCTTTAAATAGTTATAATCAATATCAATAATTTCTGGTGTCACGGTCAATATGCTCATAGGTTTCAAAATGTTTTGTTTCACATATTCTTTTTCAGTCAGCGTGATTTCAAAACCCAACTTAGGTTTAGCCGAAACAAATACTTTACCGTAAACTGGCGGATCATTTTCTTCTCCACCCCAAACGTTTACTGCTTCAAACGATGGATATTTTTGTTGAATCAAACGGATGTAATCGTTCTTAGTTACTGCACGATTCTGTGATAGTAATCCTAATGGTGCACCATACTTGATTTCATCTACAGTTTCACGTACAGCACCACCGGCAGCGGGTGCAACAGAAGTGACTGTGATGTTGCTATAACCACCAATCAGAGTTGTTGCACTGAAATTATTAGCTTTGTTTGCAACAGTTGAATTGGTTAACAAATAATTTGTGGTAATAACTGCACCATCAGCCAAGGCTTTACCTATAACACCATCACCAAAATAGATTTGGTATTGCATGTTATTTGTTTCTTGTAAGAAATAAATTTCGGATGTTGCAGTTACTTCTAGCGCATTTGTTGCCAACAAATATGTTGTGGTATCAGTATTTTGAGGCGTATCACGTACATAAACATCTAACTTATCTGTGTAAATGTTTGAGTCAGGAATAGTGAAAATACTTTTTGGATTTGATGAAGAATCATATGCAAAATCATATGAAACAAATTTACCTTCATAAATTATTACATCATTGAATGTGAAACTTGTTCCAACTTTAGATGCTGTATATGATTCCATCGTAACAAATGTGTACGATTGATTATCAATCTGATTTGATAAGAATGAATACCCTTTAGGAATAGTTAGTGATCCTGCGTCAATGGATCCAGTCTCAATAGTAACCGTAACTACTGCTCTTGGAGCAATTGCTGATCGTGGAGTATATCCTAAAGACTTGGCGTGCGATACAACAGAATTTCTCAAGACTGCGGATTCCATAAACGACTCATTTGCCACCATGTTTAAATAGTATGCATTGTAATGAGTATTGTATGCTAGAACATCCAGGAGAATGTTCATGCCCGAACCCTCAAAATCATAGTCCTGAAACTCGTTCTGTTGTTTCATGAAGGTTTTTAAGTTAGTTTTGATTTGATCAAAATCTAACTCGGTTACGTTTAGACGGTCAGCCATTTTATCTCGCTCGTTCTAAAAAGAATTGTATTGTTACTGGTGTTGTTTGATTTACAATGTAGAATCGCATATCCACAGAAAAAGAATTGTTTTCAAAATCTGGTTTTACACTAATTGTTTCTATGCCAACTCTTGGCTCAAAGTTCTGAATTGTTTGTAAAATTTCACGCTTAATCGCAATAGCCGTGATGTTGTCCATGTTATCAAAAAGCAATTTTTGCACATTGCATCCAACGCTAGGCTGGAATGGGCGCTCATAGTGATTCGTTAGAATCAAATTCTTAATAGAATTGATTACTGCCATAGCATCAACATTCTTGTTGATATCTTTTTTGATGGGATGCACAGTAAAATTCAGGTCTAAGTCCGAATATTTTCGTGTGACGTTTGCGGTAATTGTTGCCATCTGTTATTTATTAGCCATTTGCCAGGTTATTTACCAGAGTGTCTGTTCCAATGAAATTATTTACAAGATATGTTTGGGTGTTTCCAAGATGATCAAATCTGGTAATATTCATATAATCATTAACCACTTGCACAGATTTTTCATAAAAATTCCAGTCGTGTGTTCGTCTGGTAGCAATCATCGTATTTGCCGTTGTAATATGTGTAATCAACTGATTGACTTGGGTTGGAGTGTACAGGCATTCGGTGGGTGATGATGCGGTATTTAAAGCGACCATATCATTATAAATTATTGCACTATTGGATTGTAATTCATCTCCAATAAAAAGACTTGTAAATGAACCCAACATAGGAGTACTGTTGGCAACATCATCCGTTGCATTGGTAATTCTCAATATTTGTTGACCCACAGAAACTGCCAAATCATAATTAGGAATTGATGAACTATTTGTAGACACAACTCCCAATCCCGAAATATTGTCGGTGTGATTCTTAAAATTGGTTAATTCAATAATAAGATTTGAACATGCGGTGGATAATGCAATTGCTTCTGTTGGTGCATTAGTAAAAATTGAAACTATTAATGGTTCTACACCAGTTGTTCCATCCGCAATTTCTTTAATCAATGTTGCATTCGCCGCAATTGATGCACAAATAGTCGCATGTGGATTTTGGAAATATCTATCTTTGGATGTTGTGCCAGCAGCCAAATCACTTTCTTGCCAAGATTTCATTACAACAGGCGATGCATTCATTGTTTTTAAAGCCGCTGGCGTCAGATACTGTGCATCACCAAATGCATTAGTATCAAAATTAAATCCTAGTCTGCCAAATACACTACTCATAATATCTCCGTTAAATGTATCATATTTATCACATCAGTGGAATAGGTGGTCCAGTGATGCCCTTAGGTGACATGTGAGTATGCATATCATAAATTTGACGAATTAGCTCCATCGGACCTTTAACGTCATTGACAATAACGCCATTAATTATTGGTGCATTAACACTAACTGTACCTGTGATTACACCAGGAAGATCGGCCGATGGAAATCCTGCTGATATTCCACCGAGTGTAGAAATGCCAGCAAAAGGATTCAATGAACCCACAACACCAGCGTGAATGCCTGTTCCTGCGGTAACTGATCCAAGAGATGACACAGATTTACCAGAAATACTACCAGAAACATCCATGTTAGAGCGAACATCAACTGTGTTTCCAGCACGAATAGTATATGTGCCTGCGACAAGTCCACCCACGTTAATTGCAATATCATCACCGGATGTTTGTTTAATTTTCTTTTTAACTAACTGTTCATAGTTACCTTGAATTTCTTGATAGTAATTACCTTCAATACGTTCAATTTTATCACCCTTAACGTTTACTACACAATCACCTTCAATAGTGATACTACAAATACCTTTAATCTTGACATAATTATTGTTAGCAATGATTTCATAATTGTCACCAACAATTTTATTAACACGTGTGCCGTCAGGCTGTAATTCCGTAAATGTACCTGTTCTATGTTGAGTACGAATGCGTTCCGCACCGGGTGTATCATCCCACTCTTGAAAGTGTCCAGATTCTGTCTGAATTACATTGTTATATGGATACTTTGACGCATATGCAGATTCGGGTTCTGTCCATCCATATGTGCTTGGGTCCGTTGCCATTATACTAATGCTCCTGTATATGTCGTTTTATCATGCTCTGTAGAATCTGGAAATAAACCTGTAATCAATTTTTTTGCTTCCGCTGAAGTCAGTGGTTTAGTTGGATTAGTTAGTGCGCCAAGAACTTTTGCTGGCGCCGCATATAATTTAGCACCGTTCACCAACAACGATTTTGATGCTGTCATTGCTTCCTTAACGGCATCAGTAATTTCTGAAAATTGATTGGATTCACCACCAGCACCAGAAAAATCAGAAATGATTAATCTTAATCCTTCAGCCAATTCAGCATATGCCTGTGACAAACAATCTTTAAACATTGCCAAAAGTTTTTCGGGTAAACTCAAAATGTATTGTATCAATTGATTTATCTTCTGTACATATGTAGTGAACACATCAATGAAATCATTTATTTCGGATAACATATCTGCTATGCGTTTAATCTGTTGTGCTAATGCTCTAATCTGAGCAGCGATAGAAGATGCGCCGGGTGATGGAGCTAAAGCATCCAATACCAATTCAATGGCTGCACGAATCGTTTCAGCAATTTGTCCAGTACCAATTCTAGCCGCAGCCATGTTTGCTCTAACATACATTGAAAAATCACATACATGTTCTTTATTTGCATTTGCAATATCAATACCAGTTTTATCAATAATCTCAATAGCTAGACGAGGAAAACTTGGTAATCCAGCAGTATCAGTAACAACGCCTTCAGGAGTAACTGGACCAGTATTCACTTCACTATATGGTCTAGTATCTTGGAATCCATACGGAGATTTTTCACTTAATTTAACTTGAAGTAACAGAATGTTATCTTTCAGATCGGTAACAATTTTTCTCTGGGCTTCAATTTGTTTAGGTGAATATGATGTAGATAATTGTGATAGTTCGTATTTTGCTGCAAGTAATTGTGCTTCTAAATCTGCAATTATAATCTTTTGTTTATCCAGCGATAATGCAATAGATGATTTAGCATAACTTGTAGCAACATCAAATTGTGCTTGAACTCTATCACGGATTATTTTAGCATCAGTAAGTTTATTTTCAAGAATAACAATATCAGCATTCTTTTGGGTTATCTTTTGTTTCTGTGAAGCATCAACTTGACCAGCCAACATAGCATCTAGTTTTTGCTGTTCAACAACTAATTGTGCTTCAAGTGCAGCTAATACATCAGTTGCACCGTTTGGGGTTTTAGCTGTCTTCGCAACAACACCTGGAATTAAGCCGGTCACCAAAGGCGATTGTCCCGCATTTCCATCCAAGAAGTAACCATGAACCCATTCACCTTCTTTAGGTAAAGAGAAAATTCTTGGTGCGTTAATTGAAACTGAAATCTGTGCCCAAGGTAATTTTTCTGTTGGTAATTTATTAGTGTCTTCGTCATGCCAGCCAATAATACGAATACGCAAGCGCCCAAGTTTCAGTGGATCATCTCTGGCTTCAACTACACCAACGAACCAGACGTAGCCATTTTTACCTGCAAAATCTTGTGAATCACTCATTTTTATGTTCCATAATTGGTTGAATCTGTAGCAACCTCTAAAATTGTTTCGTGCTTATCATAACGGATTATGTGTCTAACACTTAGAATCATATACTTACCCATTAAAGATTTATCACCATCTTTTTCTTTATCAGTCTCATTAAACTGATTTGGAAAGTCTGCATCAACCAATATTCCCGCCATCAATTTGAAATTACCTGGCATCACAATACGAATTCTTTTCTGTAATAGATTGGCAAAAATTGATTTTCTTTGTAAAATATAATTGTGTGAATCGTCAATAATGTTAGCAGATTCAGAATCATTTTCTTTCAAATATGCATTGTTTGCTCTATCTAACTGAAATGGATACAGAGTTATTCTGGAGTCATACATTTCAGTAGCTGGCGTATTTTCTTTGTTGTAAATTTTTGTATTCATACCATTTGAGTTGGCATGAGATGATAACTTATAAACATCATCAAAATTTAATTTGGTAGTTTGTATTGTTCTAGTTAGTGTATCAAATCCAATAAACGTTCCTGCATATACACCAGATGCAATGTTTTCGGCTGAATTGAATTGTGATAGAATTTTAAAATCACGGGCACCATACATATCATACTCAATAAGTTCGCCTATGTTTTTCACACCAAATGTAATTTTATATTGACTTGAATTGGACATTATCCAAGATACAGGCATAAAATTATATCCAAGTCTTGTTTGCCAGAATAGGAAATCTGGAACACCTTCATTACTACTTGCACGTTTTGTTATAAATTCAATCGCTTCAATTGGCGACAGATTAGGAATTGTAATTGTGTGAATTCCTTTTGTTTCATAAATGTTTGCAACGTCACCCAATAAATCACCAATTAGAAGATATTCTCTTAAAATTTGACGAACGATATCGGTATATGTTCCTGTGTAAGTTTTGCGAATCTTTTTCTGTTGTGATAGTAAAAATTCTTCAGCCACAAAATGTAGTGTGTAGATTTCTGAGTTCTGTGTTAACTGTGCTCGGTTTGTCTTTTTGTAAATAACAAATGTTTTATTATAAACAGGAGATAAATTCGTATCATCACTATCCACATCTTTGGTAATCTCAATAAGGACACGTTCGCTTCCATCAAAATTGATTTTGGACGCTAAACCAATAGCATCACGAATCACAATATTTCCAGACGAACAAGGAAACATAACATTTTCAAAAATGTTTATTTCATCAAAAATTTCTTTGATACCTACTTTAACTCCGCCAGGAAGAATTAAAGTCAGTTGTTTTATGTCTGCTTGTGTTGATTGTTGAATTGACATTATTTAAAGACGTTTCTGAATTCTTCATCTACGATAGGAAGATATTGTGGATTCAATATCTTAATTAATCTCTTATTTTCGTTAGTATCAATCTCATGTTCATAATATGTTTTAGCTTCGCCCTTAATAGATATGGTAATAACATTATCATCATCTAATGTATACGATTGACTTGTTGTTACCAAGTCTCCATATGTATTGGCATCAATTTGAGTTGTTGTTATGAATTTATCTTCTGTCAATGGATTAGTTTGTGTTTCAATTTTATAATAAGCATAGTAATTCTGTTGCGCCCATTCTAAACCAGTCTGTCCAGGTCCAGCATTATCCAGATACTTCTTATCAATAATGTTTACCAAACTTCTTTGTTCTATTGGCCAATCAAGTAATGGATTAAACATATCATTCATCGCTAAGATGACCCAATGTTTCTCAGAGTCGCCATAAATTTTATGTGCAAGCATTTCTGGTGTTTCACCATCAGTTACAGAGTACTGATAATAAAGTGAAGTATTGTTTTTGAAATCTTCAGCAAAGCTAAATTTTGAAGTTAAGTTTGTGATAGTATCCAACGATGTTACATTATCTTGCAAACTATAAATCGTTTGTGGAAAATATTTAAAATACTTTGACATTATTCATACCAATCCATAGATGTGTTATCATACAATGTATCCATCGCAGTTCCACCACCAAATATTCTTCCACTACCCTTTATAAAATGATCTTTGGTCATAATCTCAGTTTCTCTAAACTGTAGACCCAAACGAATGGCAACCGGCATACCAGTTTTACCTGTTTTAGGAATAAATTCACCGGGAACTTCATATGTTGAAAACCCATTAGGTGCATAATCAAGATCAATAGTTTCAAGGACGCAAGTTGAAATTGCAGGTATGTTTGGATTCTCCACACCATTGTAATAGAATTTGATATCAAATTCTGATGGTGGTACCAAGAAGAATGATGTAAACTCTTTGCGTATTTCGGGTGCTTGATGATATTTTAATTTCTGTAAGATTGTTTGCACCTCTTGCGCTTCTTTTTCTGAGCGAGGATAAAACATAAAATCAAATCTGAAATTTCTAAATTCTGGTGATTGATACAGCAATTCAAGCATCGGATTTTGTGCTAGACCGAAGGAACTAGCAAATGCAATTTTGCCAAAATCACCCAATTTATTGGTTGCGTATTGTGCGAAGAATGGTGATAAGTTACTTAAAACTTTTTTGGCTTGTTCTTTTGTATCACTTGATCCTTTTAAGCCATCAGCTATTGACGAACCTACTCCAGCTAGTCCAGCGGCCAAACTTCCACCCATACTTGGTTGACTGTAGTGCTGTGAATGAGTAAAATTTAATGTGTCTGGCATGTATAGAGCAATAGTTTCGGAGGTTCTTTTAATTGTTCTAACACCATTAGTCCCAGTCATGCCAGTGACAAATTTATCAACACCTCCTCCAGAAAATTCATCAATTTTATTAACAACTCCATTAACAATTCCAACTGCTTTCTGTGCCAGTTCTCCAGATGTATCGACTTTAGATTTTGCTGTGTCTAATGTATTTTTCACATCAGACTGAAATGTTGGAGTTCTCAGATCAATTCTATTTTGGATGATTGTAGGATTATCTCCAGTCTGTGCAAACAATCCTGGATCTCTTGTGTGTTCTTGTTCATTGATATGAATTACCATATAGTGACCTTTATCCATTGAACCAACATCTAGTGGATAACGATAAATATTAGTATTATACTTGCCATCATTTTTTGTGCCAGATACATATGCTTGAGAATCATATCCACCAGCTCTACCCGATGAATTTATATTAATGCCAGTGAGATTGAAAAG